ACCCCCACACAAATCTAGCGATAGAATCTTAACAACTTAACGTAATATAGGGAGACTTCTTTATGCCCCATAAAACAGTGAGAGAGATCGCTGAGTTCTACGGATTGCACTACAACACGGTGAGGGACTGGATTAAGGCTGGATGCCCTTATGTCCAGGCTGGTAGGAAGGGTGGAGGAGAGGGGAAGGAGTGGATTCTTGACCCGTACGAGGTTGAGAAGTGGCAGATTGAAAGAAAGGTTAAGGAGCTTACTGGCGGCGGTGAGTTCATGGAGCTTGATGAAGCCAAGAGAAAGAAGATGACTGCCGAGGCTGGGTTAGCTGAACTTGAGTTGATGAAAGAGCAGGGGGTGTTAATCGAGATTGATAAGGTCGCCACGGAGATCGGCGAGCAGTTATCCAACTTTCGAGCGAAGATGTTGTCTCTTCCTTCAAAGGTATCTGCCCAGGTATATACCGCAAAAGATATAAAAGAGATAAAGTCTATACTTGAAGACGCTATATACGAGGCATTAAATGAGATTAGAGGCTACGGTTCAGGCATTGCAACTGACGAATTTGAAGAAGGCGATTCAGGAGCAAATGAAAAAGAGGCTGAAGCCGCCTCCTAAGTTAACAATTTCTGAATGGGCTGACGAATACCGAAAGTTAAGCCCTGAATCTTCTGCCGAACCTGGAAGTTGGAATACTTCGCGGGCTGAGTATCAGCGCGGGATAATGGATGCGTTGTCTGATCCTTACATCGAGACTGTGGTGGTCATGTCATCTGCCCAAGTTGGAAAAACGGAGATACTTAACAATGCTGTCGGTTACTTTATCTCTCAAGACCCTTCTCCAATGCTTGTTGTACAGCCTACATTGGATATGGCACAAACTTGGTCTAAAGATCGTCTTGCTCCTATGTTGCGTGACACTCCTGTTCTTGGGGGTCTTGTTAAAGACCCTCGATCTCGTGATTCGGGGAATACTACTTTGCATAAGGTATTCCCTGGTGGTCACGTTACTGCTTGTGGCGCTAACAGTCCTTCTAGTCTTGCTTCCCGTCCTGTACGCAACGTATTTTGTGATGAAGTTGATCGCTACCCTATTTCTGCTGGTACTGAGGGCGACCCCGTAAGTCTTGCAAAGAAGCGTTCTGCGACATTTTGGAATCGAAAGATTCTTTTAGTTTCTACTCCGACCAACAAAGATGCGAGTCGAATTGAGACTGCATACCTAGAGTCTGACCAAAGAAAATACTACGTCCCATGCCCTCACTGCCATGCTGAACAACCTCTTGTGTGGGGAAGTGTTAAGTGGGAGATAGATAAGCCAGAAACGGCGATGTATTGCTGTTCTGAGTGTGGGGGGATGTGGGATGACACTCAAAGAGCCAGGGCAATCAAAAGAGGAAAGTGGGTTTCTTCTGAGAAAACAAGAAAGGTTGCTGGATTTCACTTATCTGCACTTTACTCACCTTGGACGCCACTTGAGGACGGGGTTAGAGACTTTCTTGAGGCAAAAAAACAACCAGCGACCTTGAGGGTTTGGGTTAACACTTTCCTTGGAGAGACTTGGGAAGAATCTGGTGAGCAGGTTGATGACTTTGACTTGGCAAACAGAGCTGAAGAGTGGCATGCAGTCCCTGAGGATGTTGTTCTGTTGACAGCAGGTGTGGACGTTCAAGATGATCGCTTAGAAGCTGAAATTGTTGGATGGGGCAGAGATGAAGAATCTTGGTCTATCGCTTACAAAACTATTCATGGCGACCCTTCTAGTCCCGCTGTTTGGCGTGATCTTGATGAGTTTCTTAGCCAATCTTTCGAGCATGAAGTGTCTGATGACATGATCGTGAGGGCTACTTGCATCGACTCTGGTGGTCATCACACCCAGGCGGTTTACAAGTATGTCGCACCTCGGGAGGGAAAGAGGATATTCGCAATCAAGGGTATGGGTGGAGAAGGCAAACCGATTATGGGCAAGCCTTCTAAAAACAACATCGGGAAAATCAAACTCTTTCCGGTTGGTGTGGATACTGCGAAACTTTTATTGTTCTCTCGATTCAAAATAACAGAGCCTGGACCTGGATATTGTCACTTTCCTGTCGGACGAGAAGATGAGTATTTCAAACAACTGACCGCAGAAAAGATCGCTACAAGGTATCACAAGGGATTTGCGAAACGAGAATTCGTTAAGACTCGGACACGAAACGAGGCTTTGGACGTTCGCGTTTATGCGATGGCTGCGCTGTCTCTTTTGAATGTTAACTTAACGTCATTGGCTAAACAAATGGAGCACAGGAAAGAAGCGAAAGAGCAAGTTAAGGAACAAAAACCAATAATCAAACAGAAACAGTCTAGTTTTGTGAACCGCTGGCGTTAGAATCTGTTATATTTGCAAAAACTAGGGGCTTGCATGGCTAACCTATTCAATGCTTCAACAGCGCCCACCAAAGAGCCAGAAACTATTGTTGCTGGCGATTATTTGATTTGGAAGCGCACAGATTTAGGCACTGATTACCCGAATAACCTCTATACAGCTACCTATGTGGCTCGTATCACTGGCGGCGGAAACACAGAGGTTCAAGTTGTCGGAACTGTCAGCAGTTCTGACTATCTTTTCACTGTTTCGAGTGCCACTTCGGCTGATTTTGTCTCTGGTCTTTACCATTGGCAACTTGAGATCAAGCGAAACTCTGACAATAACCGAATCGTTGTTGACCGTGGAAATTTCACTGTAATCGCTGATCTTGATGTCAACGGAGCCGATCCTCGCACGCACGCAGAGATCATGGTCGGAAAGATTGAATCAATCCTAAATGGCAAGGCTGATTCTGACGTTTCATCTTATTCTGTTGCAGGTCGCAGTCTCACCAAGATGAGTTTTAACGATCTTATTCAAGCGCGTGACTATTACAAGCGAGAAATGCTTAAAGAAGAAACTGCGGAATCTATCCGGCGTGGCGATGCGACTGGCGCAACGATCAAAGTTCGTTTCTAAGGGAAAGATATGGGATTACTAGACATTTTCCGAAAGAAAGCACCTAAGAAGCGAAACTACGCTGGAGCAAGCACAGGTCGTTTGTTTAACGACTTCGTGACTACCTCTTACTCTGCTGACGAAGAAGTAAAGTCAGGTCTAAAAGTTCTGCGAAATCGTGCTCGTGATCTTTCTCGAAACAACGAATATGCTCGGCGCTTTCTGAATCTCTCCAAGGCTAACGTGGTCGGTGAACGTGGCGTTACTCTTCAGGTCAAGGCGCGAAACGATAACGGCTCGATGGATATGATTGGAAACGATCAAATCGAACGCGCATGGAAGCAATGGGGGCGTTTGGGCACTTGTACTGTTGACGGGAAACTGTCTTGGGTTGACGCACAGAGGCTTTTTATTGAAGCGATGATTCGTGACGGTGAGGTCTTGGTTCGTCTGGTGCGTTATCCCAACTCGTTTAAATTCGCTCTTGAGTTCATTGAGAGCGATCTATTAGATGAGGAATATAACGTCACTCTGCCGAACGGGAATCGGATTCGCATGGGTGTGGAACTGGACAAGTTTAATCGTCCGGTTGCCTACCACTTGTTTACCTCTCACCCTGGTGACACATCTTCGAGTTGGATGGGCAAAACTTACAACCGAGTGACCGCAGACAAGATGCTGCATTGTTTCTTGCCAGAGAGGGCAATGCAAACTCGCGGTGTGACTTGGATGGCTCCGGCAATCACCTCTTTGAAGATGCTTCATGGTTATCGTGAGGCTGAATTGGTTGCCGCGCGAGTTGGCGCTTCTAAGATGGGTTTCTTCACCTCTCCGAATGGTGACGGATTTATCCCCGATGACTTGGACAACAAAGTGCCGATCATGGAAGCCGAGCCAGGGACGTTCCAGCAACTTCCCGCTGGAGTGAGTTTCCAACAGTTTGACCCGACTCATCCGACCAGTGCTTTTGCTGACTTTGAAAAAGCGGTTCTGAGAGGGATTGCTTCTGGCTTGGGTGTTTCTTATACCTCTTTGGCAAATGACCTAGAGGGCGTGAGTTACTCCTCGATTCGTCAAGGCTCGTTAGAAGACAGGGATCAATGGAAGGTTGTCCAAGATTATCTTGTGCAGCACTTTGTCGAGCCTGTCTATCGTGCGTGGTTGATGTCAATTATGGAAGACGGGATTGTTAACCTTCCGGCGAGTAAATTCGATAAGTTCGCTGAGGCTACGGTTTTCCGTGCTCGCGGATTCTCTTGGGTTGACCCTCTGAAGGAAATGAACGCTGCTGTTGTCGGATTGAAGAACGGCATTCTGTCTATGCAGGATGTGGCGAATCAATACGGTCGGGATGTTGAAGAAACCTTCGATCAAATTCAGGCTGAGAAAGCAATGGCAGAGGCTTATGGTCTGAAGATGGCTTTCGAGCCGTTTGGGGATAAATTGCCAACCGAAGCTGAGGTTTCAAATGCCAACGCCCAATGAAGCCATGAAAGAAGAAGCCCAGAGAGGCTTAGACTGGCGCAATGAGTTTGGGCGTGGTGGCACTGAGGTTGGAATTGCTCGGGCGCGAGATATTGTCAACGGGCGTGACCTTTCTGAAGAAACGATTGGGCGCATGGTGAGTTATTTCGCACGTCACGAAGTGGATAAAGAAGCTGAGGGTTTTCGTCCTGGTGAGGATGGTTATCCCAGTAACGGAAGAATCGCCTGGGCTTTATGGGGTGGCGACCCAGGTAAAACTTGGGCAGAGCGTGAGTGGGCAAAGATCAAAAATGATCGGGATTATCGTCCTTACCCGAATGAACACGCTGCCAGACTAAAAGACCCAGATCAATATGACTCATTTAGGCGTGAAAATGACGCCGGAGGACCTGGAATTGATTTCATCTACGGTATTAAAAATGGCACTACGGAGATTCAAGCAATTCGCTTTGACAAAAATAGATATTCTGTTGCCGAAGCGAAAAAATGGTTAGAATCACACGACTTCAAGCCTATTTTGTTTGAAGAAGCAACCGAAAGGGAAGCTATGGAAGATAATCGCGCAATGGTGAGTGTTTCGGTTCATATTGACACCGAAGACCAAGCCGATGTTATTGAAGCAATCGCAAATATGCCGCAACCTGAACCTACTCCGGTTGACGAAAACGGCAATGAGATTGTTATGGACCTCAGCGATGACCGTAAGGCTGGCGAAAGGGTCACTCGCAGCGATGCGATGGAGGCTCGCGTGGAAAGTGTCGATGATCGGCGCGTTTCTATGTCTATATCCAGCGAATCCCCTGTGCAGCGGTCTTATGGTGACGAGGTTCTTGACCATAAACCTGAATCAATCGACTTGAGTTTCATTAACTCTGGTCGTGCGCCTTTGCTTTTGGATCACGATCCTGAGAAGCAAATTGGCGTTATCGAATCTGTGAGCCTTGATGCTTCGGCCCGAAAGTTGAGGGCAACGGTGCGCTTTAGTAAAAACGCACTGGCTTCAGAGGTTTACAGTGATGTCGCTGACAACATTCGCGGCAATGTCTCCATCGGTTATTCAATCGCCAAGATGGTGAAAGAGAACAATGGAGCCATTTATCGCGCAACGAGTTGGCGACCGATGGAAGCCAGCATAGTTTCTATCCCTGCCGATGTCACGGTGGGGGTGGGGCGAAGCGATGCGACCGTCACCTCTGAAGCCGAGCCGCAAGGCTTAATCGAAACTCCGGCACAAGTTGCCCCAAAGGAAACAAAAATGGAAAACTCCGTGAATGTGGCTGTTGAGAGCCGCGCTTTTGACGCTCCCGTCCAGCAAGACGTTGGCTTGAACCAAACCGAAATCAAGCGTTTCAGCCTGATGCGTGCTCTGCGTGCTCTGGCTAACCCCACTGATCGCGCTCTGCAAAAAGAAGCCGCCTTCGAATTCGAGTGCTCCGAAGCCGCTCAACGCGCTTTCGGTCAATCGGCTCAAGGCATTCTGGTTCCCGCTGACGTTCTGCGCCAGTGGAACAAGCGTGATCTGAATACCACCGATGACGCTGGTTTGGTTGGTCAGAACTTCCGTCCTGACGCTTTTGTGGATGCCCTGCGTAACGCTTCGAGCGTGATGCAAGCTGGCGCCACGATGCTGACTGGTCTGCAAGGCAACGTCAAAATCCCGAAGAAGTCTGCTACTTCTTCCGGCGGTTGGTTTGCTGAAGGCTCTGCTGCCAGCGAGAGCGAGGCTACTTTCACCTCGATCACCATGTCTCCGAAGACTGTTGGCGCATTCACCGATGTGACCCGCAACCTGATGATGCAAGGTTCGCCCGATGTTGAAAGCCTGATCCGCAATGACTTGGCTGCCTCCTTGGCAATCGCCATTGACTTGGGCGCTCTGAGTGGTTCGGGTTCGTCTGGTCAACCGACCGGCATTCGTGCTACCTCTGGCATCAACACCAAAGACTTCGCCGCAACGAACCCCACGTTCGCCGAAATCGTTGGCATGGAAACCGAAGTGGCAGCCGACAACGCTCTGCGTGGCAACCTGGCTTACATCATCAACGCTGCTATGGCTGGCGCTCTGAAGACTACCGCTAAGGACAGCGGCTCTGGTCTGTTTGTGCTGCAAAACGGCGAGATGAACGGCTATCGCACCATCGTGTCGAACCAAGCCGCAACCGGCGATGCTTACTTCGGTAACTTTGCCGACCTGCTGATCGGTATGTGGGGCGGTCTGGATATTCTGGTTGACCCCTACACCTCCAGCACCACCGGCACGGTTCGCATCGTTGCAATGCAATCTGTTGACGTTGCAGTGCGTCACGCTGTGTCGTTCTGCTTGGGTGATGCGGACATCGCCTAATGCTGACAACTGAGAAATTCTCTGGGGCTAGTGAATCTGGCTCCATGAAAATAGTCTTTCTCAGGGGGACTATGACCAGTCTGGGCAATGCTCGGGCTGGTCATGTCCTTGAGTTGCCAAAGAGCGAGGCTCGCTTGATGATTAAGAACAATCGTGCAAGTGAGTTCGTAGAGATTGAGGTGGTGGAAGTTGATCGCTCGATTGGGCTTGAGACTTCAACTGAAAAACCTGTCCGTAGAGGACGCCCCAAAAAGGCTGAGTGATGGCTGTCGAAACCGCTGCTGATCGTTTGGTGATGTTGGCTGATTTCGGTCAGTCTGTGACCTATACAGTACAAGGTGGATCGCCTGCCACGATGACGGCTATTTTTGACAACGACTTTTCTGAGATTTCTGCTGGTGGCGATGTTTCTTTTGCCATGCAGCAACCAAGATTGATGTGTCGCACCTCTGATGTTGTTAACTGCACAGAGGGTGACACTTTTGTTGTTTCTGGTGTTACTTATTTATCCAGGATCGTTCAAGATGACGGTACTGGTATGACAATGATTGTTCTGGAACGTCAATGAGTCATTTAAGACAACTTATCAGAAACAACGTAGTTACAACCTTAACTGGGTTAACTACAACTGCCGGACGTATATATCGCTCTAGGATTTATCCTCTGGAGCAATCAAAATTGCCAGGGCTTTGCATATTCACTCGAAGCGAATCGACCGAATATGTAACGATAAGCCCACCTCGACGTCAGCAAAGAACATTAACTCTTGCTGTTGAAATATATGCAGCAGGTACATCTAATTTGGATAACACATTAGATACAATATGCAAAGAAGTTGAAGAAGCGCTGTACACTGATTTGACAAGAGGTGGACACGCTAAAGACACGCAGGTTATTGCATTTGAGGCTGATTTTGATGGCAGCGGAGAGCAACCTGTCGGCGTTGGACGTTTAACGGTTCAGATTTTGTATTCTGACCGAGAAAATGAAGTTGAAACCGCCGCATAATGTGGCAAAATTAAACCTTGAAAGGGGTTAAAAATGGCTAACCATACCGGCTCTGAAGGCACAGTCCACGTTGGCACTTCTGCCATCGCTGAGATTCGTTCGTATTCTGTCAGCGAGACTGCTGACACTATCGAAGACACCTCAATGGGCGACACCAGCCGCACCTATAAATCGTCTTTGAAGAGCTTTACCGGCTCTGTGGACGTTTATTGGGACGAGACTGATACCACGGGTCAGGGCGCTCTGACTGTTGGCTCTGAAGTCACGATCAAGTTCTATCCTGAAGGCACGACCAGTGGCGACACCTACTACTCTGGTAGCGCGATTGTGACTGGCTTGACCATCAATGGTTCTTTCGATGGTATGGTCGAGGCTTCGATCAATGTCCAGGGTACTGGTGCTTTGACTAAGAGTACCGCATCCTGATGAAAGCTATTGATCTAGCAAAAAACCATTTCAAATCGCTCCACGTCAAGAAAATTGAGGTTCCTGAGTGGAGTGATGGCAAAAAGCCTTTTGTCATTTATGTGCAGCCATTTACCTTGAGGGATCAGGGTAAGCTGCAAATGGCAACCAAGAATAGTAACGAAAGTGAAGTTCTTGCAGAGCTGATTGTGATGAAAGCATTGGACGAAAAAGGTGAGAATCTTTTTACGATTGATGATAAAGTTGCTCTCAGGACTCAGGTTGATGCTAATGTAATCGCTAGAATTGCTGCGGAGATAATGACTCCGGCGGCATCGGAGATTGAAAAAAACTAACGCAGACTCCTGAACGTCAATTCAAGTTCTATCTTGCTGAAAAGTTGGGTAAAACAGTCCAAGAACTTGAAGACACAATGAGCGTTGAGGAGTTCATAGAATGGCAAGTATGGACTAAATTGCAAAACGACAGGGCTAAAAATGGCGCAAACAACAGAAGTTAAATTTAAGTTGGGTGCGGAAGATCAGACAGCCCAAGCGTTTAATGCAATTCTTGATCGGCTAGATAGGGTCGATAAATCAGCACAGCAAGTAACTACGAGTTTCTCTGGAATTACTCGTATATTTGCTGGCTTTTCTTTTTATGCTATCTCAAAACAGCTAGGTTCTCTTGCTGATGAATTCACAAACGTCAGTGCGCGTTTATCTAACGTAACGCTTGACTCTGCGAACTTCGCAAAAGTCCAGCAAGACCTATTTAAGATTTCGCAAGACAACAGGGTTTCTTTTCAGCAAACCACTGACTTGTATAGTCAATTAGCTCGTGCGACTAGAGATTTAAGAGTACCTCAAGCGGAGCTTTTGCGTCTTACCGATGGCATTGGTAAGGCTCTTATTGTTTCTGGTGCTTCTGGTCAATCTGCAAGTGCTGCATTGATGCAGTTGGCGCAGGGTTTTTCTGCTGGTGTCTTGAGAGGTCAAGAATTTACCTCTGTTCAAGAACAAACGCCTCGCGTTCTCCAGGCTGTCGCACAA